GATTGCAGGCCTACAAGGCTCTGCATGGGATCGATCACGATTCCGCTGCGCTTGCTCGAATTGCCAAGCTTTTTCTGTTCGGCACGATTGGCACTTTGCCAGCGAATCTTCTGGGCGTCAGTGTCGCGGCGGCCCAAGTTGGGAGCGTTGTAACGGCATGACCGAAGGAAAAGCCAGCCTTCTCGTTGAACTTCCGATTCCTGAAGCTGGGGAGTTGGCTGCTTTGGCGGCGAGTCTGGGCGTTTCAACACAGAGGTATCTCGGGTATCACGTCCTGCGCTCAGCATATGGACAGTTGCACCCGGAAGTAGCCGCGTTTGAAGTGGCCCACGTTGGGAAGCGCGGGGAATAAAACGTCAGACAACTGACGGAGCAAGTCGGTTACGAGGCCGACACCTGCATGGATGAGTCGATACACAAGCAGCTTGGACGCCAGGCTTCTTCTGTTCCGATTTAGTACTACTGACCGGCCTGCCGGCGGGAGATCCCATGCAAAACAATTCGTATCCGGTTCTCTTCGTGCCGGAGCCGCCGCCGGAACTGCCGGCTGCGCAGCAGAAGCAGATCCGCGACGCACTGTGTGCGGTCGCGGCACGCGGCGAGCGCTTTCCGGGCGAGCTCGCGTCTGTGCGCGTTTGCCTGTCGCGCGAATTCGCCACCTTCAATGCCGACTGCGTCAAAGCGGCCAAGGCTTCGAAGGTGAAGGCGTGAGTGCCCGCGACCTTCAGCCGTCGCTCGGCGGCGCGGATCTTCTTCACACCGGACGCTTCTTTCTCGGGCCGCTGGCGACCGATCAATCGACCACGACGAATGCCGCGCCGAAGATCTGCATCGGCTGCGGCGCCCGTCAATCGTCCGACGGCTCGCTGCCGTGCGGTCACGACCACGACCTGTGAGGTCATCCATGAACGAATTGACGATGCCGGGCGCGCCGATGATGTCGAGCCGCGAGATTGCCGAGTTGCTGGAATCGCGTCACGACAACGTGAAGCGGACCATCGAGAATTTGGCGCATCAAGGCGTGATTCAACTTCCTCAGTCTGAGGAAGTTAAAAACCATCTCGGGCAGCGTGTGGTCGAGTATCGCGTGGGCAAGCGAGACAGCTATGTGATCGTCGCGCAGCTCTCGCCGCAGTTCACTGCGCGTCTCGTTGATCGCTGGCAGCAGTTGGAACAGCAGGCCGCGACCGGCGCGTTTGCCATCCCGCAGACCATGTCCGAAGCGCTGCGACTGGCGGCGGATCTCGCGGAAGATCGTGATCGCCTGCAGAAAGAGGTCGCCGCCTCGGCGCCGAAGGTCGAAGCGCTCAATCGCCTGACGCTTGCGCAGGGTGCGATGTGCATCACCGATGCCGCGAAGAACCTGCAGGAGCAGCCGAAGCGCGTGTTCGAGTGGATGCAGTCGAACGGCTGGATCTATCGCCGGCCCGGCGGCGCGACGTGGACCGCCTATCAGGACAAGCTGCAGCGCGGCGTGCTCGAGCACAAGATCACGACCGTCCATCGCAATGACGGGTCGGAAAAGGTCACCACGCAGGTTCTCGTGACCGCCAAGGGCCTCACCGAGATCGCGCAGAAGATGCGCGGCGCGGATCTCCACTGAGACGACCATGGCACTCGCTGACGTCATCCACATGCCGGAGTACCGCTCGCCGCAGCTCGAGCAAGGGTACACGCGCATCGCGAACGAACTGCTCGAGGCGATCACGCTCGCGCCGTTCAGCCAGAACCAGTACAAGGTCATCCTGACCGTCTGGCGCATGACGTACGGCTTCAATAAGCAATCCGACCAGCTAGCCCTGAGTCAAATCATGGGGCGCACGGGCATGAAGAAGCCGCAGGCCTCGTTGGCTGTCTCGCAACTTATCGAGATGCGCGTGCTGCTCGCGGACGAGGGTCGGCATGCTCGCGTGCTTTCGCTGAACAAGGTTTATTCGAAGTGGGCGCAGGACGTTCGGGTCATTCTTCCGTCGTGGGGTTCTGAAAACCAGAACCCTAAGGTTATGGAATCCGTAACGGAAGGTTCTGAAAGTCAGAACTCTACGGTTATGGAGTCCAGAACCACAAAAGACAACTCCAAAAGAAAAGACCAAAAGACATCTCCAAAAGAAACCCTTTCGCGCTCGCTTCGCGAACGCTTTGAGATTTTTTGGGCGGCATACCCGCGTAAGCGATCGAAGAAAGCAGCAGAGAAGGCCTTTGCCAAGGTCAACCCGGACGAGCAGCTCTTCAACGACCTGATGAAAGGTCTGGAGCGGGCCAAGACTTCGGAGCAGTGGCAAACCCCGCAGTACCAACCGCACGCGTCCACCTGGCTGAACGACGGCGGATGGATGGACGAGTACCAGACCGAGTACGGCGACGCCGAACTTGCCGTGATCCGAGCCTTCAACGAGGCGCTCGGGGAGCGAGTCGGCACCGTGGACGAGGCTGCGTTTGTCGAGGCGCGCGCTGGCGCAATCCGGGCGTTCCTCGGAAAGCTCGCCGCAGACCCGGAGGCGTGGAAGCGCTATTTCCCGGCCGTGCGCGACAAGGTCGAACTGCCGCCACACGCGGGTTTCGACTACCTGATCAGCCCGAAAGGCTACGGGGACGTGCGCGGCCGCATGGCGATCAAGCGCAATCCGGACGGAACTCGCGTGCACGCCGGCGATTGGGACAAGTCCGCCAGCGGCATCAAGGCCAAGGCGAAGGAAATGGGCATCGCATTCGACGACGAAGAGCCGGTACCGGCGATCGCCGCGCGCGTGCGGGCCGCAATCGAAAAGCAGGAGCAAGCGTGACGACATTCACCGATCTCGTATGGACGAAGAAGGTCAAGCCATCCCAGAAGCTTTTGCTGCTGGCCCTGGCTCGCCGGTCCGAGAGCACCAACGGCGTATGCGCCATCACCGCGCCGGAGCTCGCAGCCGAGATGTGCGTTTCGCTGATGACCGTTTGGAAATCTGTGCGCGAGCTTGAGGCGGCCGGGCTCCTGATGGTCGAGCGAAACGACCACGCTGCGCCGAACGTGTATGGCCTGCGCATGGGGGACTTCTGATGGTGAAGCGCTCCGCACCCTGGCCGATCGTCTTGAAAGATGGCGTCCGCTACGTCGGCACTTCCCGAGTCCGCGAGGATCTGTCTGTCGGACCCGACTCCAATCAGCTCGCCCTTGCACGCAAATTCGGCACGCAACCGAACAGCGAGTTCGATGATGTGGCGGCTTGCCCGGATTCCGTCGAGTCGCTGGCGCCCCCGCCGATGCCGCGCACGGTCAAGTTCACAGTCGCGGGAGATCCCGTCGCCAAAGGCCGGCCGCGCGCGTCCCGGACCGCTACCGGTGTGCGCATGCGGACGCCCAAGAAAACGGCGCTCTACGAGCGACATGTGAAGGCGGCGGCGATCGTGGCAATGGCAGCAAGCAAGCCTTTCGCGTGTCCCGTGCGGCTTCTCGTGTCGATCGTCGTGCCGATCCCGACGAGCTGGTCGAAGGTGCGCAAGGAGAAAGCGCGCGCCGGCGAGATCTGCGCGACGAAGAAGCCCGACGCAGACAACGTCCTGAAGGCAATCAAGGACGCCATGAACGACGTGGTGTACGCGGACGACGCGCAAGTCGTCGAAATCAGTCTGATCAAGGTCTACGGCGACGATCCGCGCGTCGAAGTGGCCGCATCCGAAATCGCCAAAGAGTCCGCGTAACTGACGGGAGAAAGACATGCGATGCAATGAGAACTACGCGCGGCAGGATCTGAGCGACCGGGCGCCGAAGAAGAAGACCCACAAGGTCATGCCGCTGAATCAACGCCTTTTGCTCGAAGCGCTCATGCGCCGCAAGCACGCGTCGATTCGTGCCGTTGCCGAAGATCTGGAGAAGTCGCGCGACGTGATGAAGCACGTTTTCGCAACGCTCGAAAGTCAGGGCTACGTCGAGCGCGTCGGTAAGACTCCCTCGAGTCGGGGTCGCGCACTAGACCTCTACAAGTGGACAGGCAAGAGGTTTCCCTCGTCGGCAGAGATGGCCGCGAAGGCCGAGGCCGACGTCCGCGAGGTGGCCGCGTCGGTGGCTGTGCTTGTCGCGGGCATGCAGGCCATGTGCCGCGTCGGGAGGGCCGCCGCATGAAGCTCGGCGAATGGATCATCTCGCGGATCACGCGCCGCGCTCCTGACGTCGTCATCGGCGGCCACGACGACCCGTATCTGCTTCGTTGGTGGGTCATCCCGCGCAATCGCTTCTTCAACGTCTATCTGCACCGGTTCATGCGCAGCGACGACGACCGCGCGCTGCATGACCATCCCTGGACGAATCTGTCGATCCTGCTGCGCGGCACCTACACCGAGCACACGATCGCGCCAGGCGGCATCAACGTGCGCACGGAGCGCACCGCTGGCCAATGGAAGTTGCGCCTGTTCGGTACGTTCGCGCACCGCATCGAGCTCACGCACGGCGAGTGCTGGACGATCTTCGTCACCGGTCCGCGCTATCGGCATTGGGGCTTTCACTGCCCTGAGCAGGGCTGGATTCATTGGCAGAAGTTCACGGCGCCTGGCGATTCGCACGTCGTCGGGAAGGGATGCGACCAATGAAGCGCAGCAAGCCGCTTGTGAGCAAGACGCCGATGAAGCGCTCTGCATGGCCGCTTGCCGATCGCGCGACAGCGCTGCGTCGCTCGAAGCTGAAGACGCGCGTGAAAAAGCCGACGGTCGCAGATGGCTCGAAGTATCTGGCGGCGTGCCGCGGAGAGCCCTGCTACCTGAACGTGAAGTGCCCTTGGACGGATTGGGCGGATCCAACGGTCGTCGATTGCCATTCGAATCAGTCGCGCCATGGGAAGGGCGGCGCGCTGAAAGCGAAGCACTCGTTCACGGTGCCGGGCTGCGCAGCGTGTCACGAGTGGCTCGACCGCAGTGGCGCGCCGTGGGAACAGAAATGCGCAGCATTCGACGACGCGCTCGCGCGCTGGGAGCCGGTGCGCGCTCGAAAGATGGGTTTGAAGGAGGAAGAGGGTGCGGTGCTTGATTCGAATTCCGACGCACACGGGCTGGCGCACGCCGCGCGGCCGCAACGGGAAGAGGTATGCCTTGGAACCGTTCCGACTGACGGCGGCGTTGGAAACGATGGTGTATCGGCTGGCTCTGCCGAGGGTGCAGAGCAAAGATCGGCCCTTTGTCTGGGTTGATGCGTGGATTCCCGAGGATCGGCGCGCAGGAATACCGATTCTCGACGAAGCGTGGATAGAGCCCGGCGTATATCGCATCCGGGCATACATCGACGACAACAAAAATACTTTGGCCCCGTTCCTTGAGAGCGGATTAAACGAGATGGAAGTGGGAGAGTAACCATGAACACGACGATTCCGGAGAACTTCGACGCGCTGTGGGTGGCGCTCGGCATCAAGCGCAAGGAATGGGCTGTTCCGGCTCAGACGCAGAAGGTGACGCGATGATTGCCGCCGTCTCTCTCGCAGCGCAGCCGAGCGCGGACGCCGCCGGCATCGTCTTCGTGTTCGTCTGGACCGCGCTGTCGGTTCTCGCCGCGGCCGTGTACTCGCGCATGGAGGTGCACCAGTGAGCGCACACGCCTACATCCAATGTGCGGACGTTCCGCAGTCCCTGATCGACACGAGCAGGCAGCACGTCGACGGGGTGACGGGAGCGAAGGTCATCGCCTTCGATGGTTGCCCGTTCGCCGGCCAGATCGAGAGCGATGGTGAAGCGCTTGAAGTCGAGTTTCCGTTCCCGCGCAACGCCGAGCTGCGAGACAGCTTTGTCGCGTGGCTTATGAACTGGGGCATCAGCTTCATGGTGGCGATGTGAGGCGGTTCGAGTTCTTGGACCCGGCGATCGTCCTTGAGCGTAAGCAGGACGGCACGTGTTTGGGCTGCGTTCAACTCGTGCTGTCTCGGTGGGGTGGCGCGCGAAAGTTCGTGTGCAGCAAAGGAAATCAGAAAGCGTCACTCGACTGGGTCGAGATGCGCCGATGCAACAAATACGAGGCGGAGGTTGAATGAAGTTCGAGACGAACGAGGCGCGGTTCGATAACTGGGGCATGACGGTGCGTATGCCCAAGTTCCAGTCCGGAGTGTGCGCGCAGTGGGCGCAACTCTATGTCGCATTGCGCGACGCGAAGGAAGCGCCGCACGGAGTGACGCCGGTCGAGAAGGACGGCTGGCTCGTCGAGGCGGCTTGGTCGACGATGCCGAACCACGTGCACAAGTGGGTGTTGAAGTACACCTACGTCTGGAGGATGTCCCCGGAACAGGTGCAGACGCGCATGCGCAAGCAACACAAGGCCGTGTTGCGCGGTCGGCAGTTCGAGATCGTGCTTGCAGAAGCAGAGGGATCTCTTCGTCAGCACATATCGAAAATTCATGCCCGCACATTCATGAAGAACTTGCAAAAGACAGGTTGTAAACCAGCAGCAACTGTCCTATAATCGCGCCAGATTACCGAATCCGCCTCGCGCGTGAGCTTTCGCTTCCCGACTGGGAGGCGAAGTCGTCGGTAAGGAGCGTTCGCCACTGAGCGGACGTCAGCTACGACCGAGGGGATTGATGTTCGGCATTCAGTGGTTTGATATTCAGTTTCAGCAGACCCTGGCCGAAAACGGACTCACGGTAGAAGAGGCCGTACGTCAGCGCAAGTCTGGCGAGTTGCCTGCTCATATCGAGTTGCGGTGGCAGCAGTATGAGCGAGATCTAGCGCAATATCGGAAAGGCGAGTCTGATAACGACACAGACTAGCGGTTTCAATCAACAGAATTTCCCGAGAGCCCGCCACGCGCGGGCTTTTTGCTTTCTCGAACACGTTCGCGCGTGTCTCCTCAGGGGTAACTGCCCCATTCGACGCCTCGGCACCCGCCGGGGCGTTTCCTTTTTGGAGGTTACTGTGCTCAAGTACAACCCTGATACAAAGGTCATCTTCGATAACGACGAAACGGCTGTCGCGCCGATTCGCGAGATCACGCGCGATGAAATTCCCGACCTGATCGCCAACGGCGCGGGCGTCGACCCGAGCGCAAACGTGGGGGAGCAAACCTCGTCAGTCGCCCCGACGGCTGGCGATGCCCAGGCTGCTCAGGACCCGGCTGTGTCTGCGACCGGCTCGGATACGGTGGGTGAACAGGGAAACGCGCCGGCGGCTACCAGCGATACGAACACGTCGGGTCGCGCACTCCAGGTTGCCTCTTCGTCCGCCCCCTCGACCGATTCCGATGTGAATGCGGACGCATCTGGTACGCAAGTGACTGGAGTCGCGGCTTCTGACGTCGCGGCACCTGAGCCGGTTGTCACCGATGCTCAAGCCGATCCGGGCGGCGCGGGCGCGGCGGATCTCAATCCGACGCCAGCCGCCCCGAACCTCGACGCGCAAGCATCGTCAGACGCTGTCCCTTTGGCCGCTGGTGGCGCCGCTGATGCGGAGGCTGGCAGTGCCGAAGCGGGGGAGTCGGAGCCGGAACTTTCTGCTGGCCCGAATGGGTCTGGCTCGGATGAGCACCCGCTGACCATCATCGGCGAGATCGAATCGCTGGTGCGCATGATCGGCAACTCTGCTGTGCATGAGTATCAGCGGCTGATCCAGCGCCTGGCCGATCTGAAGAACCACCCGACCATCGAGGACGCCGAGTAATGCAGAGCCCCATCCGCATCAGTGTTCAGTCGGATCTCGACGCGCTGACGCGGAGGCTCAACGATTTCGAACGCAAGCAACTGCCGTTCGCGTCTGCACAGGCGCTTACGGCAGTCGCTAAACGCGTTCGGGCCGCCGAGAAAGCGGCCCTCCCTCAAGTGTTCGATCGGCCGACGCCGTTCACGGTCAACTCGATTGGCGTGAAGGCCGCGCGGAAGAACACGCAAGAGGCGATGGTGTTCGTGAAGGACATCGCGGCGGCGTATCTCGCGCCGTACGAGTTTGGTGGAACGCACAAGCTCATCGGTTCGGGAAAGACATGGCTGAACCCGAAGGACATGGCGCTGCTCAACCAGTATGGCAACTTCAGTCGCACCGCGCTGAAGCGTCTGGAAGGGCGGCCAGACATTTTCGTCGGCACGATCAAAACCGCGAGCGGTGAATCGATTGGCGGGGTGTGGCAGCGACCGACCGACGTCAAGGCGATCAAGCGCAGCGGCAAGCGGGGCGTCGCAATGCGAGGCGCGAACAAGACCAGTCATCTTAGGCTGCTCATTCGCTTCGGCGATGCGCAGCCGGTCAAGCAGCATCTCGACTTCGGGAAGCGCGGCCGTGAGGTGGTCGCATCGACATATCGCGCCGAGTTCGCTGCGGCGTTTGCAAAGGCGCTCGCGACGGCACGGTGATCGACGATGAGGATCTATAAGTGCACGAACTTCACCGGCTTTTATCCGGTGGGTGTCGCGGCAGTTGTCGTTGCTGAATGCGCGTCTGCAGCTGAGCACCTGCTTAATGTGGCGCTGCAGGCTGTGGGGCTGCCCGGTGATGCGCAGATCAGCGAAGAGGACGCGATCGACGCGGCCGTGCCCGGCATCGTGATGCTGAGGAACGGCGACTACTGACCCGCGCTGCGTGCGGGGATGGGTTGTAAAAGATGCGCGTCTGAGGGCGGGGCCGGCGGGTTTGGGAGGGGTCGCAGGTATGGTTTACAACCGGGTCCCTCTCCGCCCTTCTGCTTCGCGGGCACTGCGCGCGCGCGATGTTTTTCTAGGTACAAACTTTTCAAATTTGGGTAACAGGTAACAGATTCGAGCGATGAAACAGAGCGAGTTTGCGGTTCTCCACGGCGTCAGTCGAAAGACGGTGACGAAGTGGAAGGAGCGCGGCTGGCTTGTGTTTGCGGGCGATGAGGTCGACGTCGACGCGTCGAACGCGCTGCTGAAAAAGTACCGTCGCGACGGCGTGCCGGCTGTTACCCAAGCTGTTACCCAAGAGGCTCAGGGTAACAAACGCAAAACTGTTACCCAAGCAGCGAGCGAGGTAACTCTCGGCGCGCGCGAGGATGCGGCCGACGTCGCCGATCGGATTCTCGCGGGCAACGTCGAGCTGCTCGACTTCGACGCGGCGCGCTGTTTCAAAGAGAACTATCTCGGGCTGAAGGCGCAGCTCGAATACGACCGCGATTCCGGTCTGGTGATCGACGTTGCCGAAGTGGCGAAGGTCGTCGGCACCGAATACGCCAAGGTCCGAACCCGCCTGCTGTCAATTCCCGCGGAACAGGCTCCGCGTCTCCATCGGTGCAAGACGCCTGCTGAGCTGCAGGACATGTTGCAGGAGGTCATCACAGAAGCACTCGAAGAACTCACTCGCGATGGAGCAGGCAACCCTAAATAGCACACGGCGGTACGCGCGCGGCTATGCGGCGTTGCGCGCGGGCCTCGCGTCCGCGCTTCGCCAGAACCTGACGCCGCCGCCGAAGCTGACGCTGAGCGAATGGGCGGAGCGCTATGCGGTGCTCTCGCGTGAAACGAGTGCTCAAACCGGTCGCTTTCGGGCGTTCGGGTACCAGAGGGGCATGCTGGATGCAGTAACCGACCCCAGCGTCGAGAAGATCAGCGTCATGAAGTCGGCTCGCGTCGGCTACACCAAGCTGATGGATCACGCGGTTGGCTTCTTCATCCACCAAGATCCTTCGCCGATTCTCGTCGTGCAGCCCCGTGTCGAGGATGCGGAGAGCTATTCCAAGACGGAAATCGCGCCGATGCTGCGCGACACGCCGGTGCTGGCGGCAATCGCGGGCGATCAGAAGGCGAAGAACAGCGACCAGACGATCCTCGCGAAGACGTTTCGCAACGGTTCGAGCCTGACGCTCGTCGGCGCGAACAGCCCGGCAGGCTTCCGGCGGATTACGTCGCGCGTCGTGATGTTCGACGAGGTCGATGCTTATCCGGTCGACGGCGCCGGCAACGAAGGCGATCAGATCGCGCTCGGCACGAAGCGGTCTGAAACCTTCTGGAACCGCAAGATCGTCCTCGGCTCGACGCCGACGGTGAAGGGCTACAGCCGGATCGAGAAAAGCTTCGGCGAGAGCGATCAGCGTTACTTCTTCGTGGCCTGCCCGCACTGCGGTGAGCGCCAGGTGCTTGAATGGGGCAGTCCCGAAACGCCGTACGGCATGAAGTGGGACAAGGACGAGCGCGGCAACGGCATTCCGGACAGCGTCTACTACGTCTGCCGGCACAACGGCTGCATCATCCACGAGGTCGATAAGGCCGACATGGTGGCGGCCGGCGAGTGGCGCGCGACGAAGCCATTCAAGGGGCATGCCGGTTTCCATATCTGGGCCGGATACAGCCTCTTCCCGAACGCCTGCTGGTCGAACCTCGTTGCCGAATGGCTCCGAGTGAAGGACGACCCGCTCGCGCGGCAGACGTTCATTAACCTGGTGCTCGGCGAGCCGTACGAGGATCGCGGCGATCGCGCGCTGAGCGAGACGCGGCTGGCCGCTCGTACGGAAGTCTGGGATGCGGAAGTGCCTGATGGCGTCGGTTTGATCACGGTCGGCGGTGACGTCCAAGACGATCGCGTCGAGCTCGAAACGATCGGCTGGGGGCACAACGAGGAAAGCTGGTCGATAGATCACGCGGTCATCGAGGGCGACCCCGAGAGCGCGGAGCTTTGGAAACGCGTCGATGAGTATCTGAAGAGAGTCTGGCGGCGCGCGGACGGTCGGGGCTTCGCGGTGTCTGCCGCGTGTATCGACTCCGGTGGTCACCATACGCAGAAAGTGTACGAGTTTGCGAAAGCGAGGCTCGGGCGCCGCATATGGGCGATCAAGGGCGAGTCGGCGCGCGGCGGCGCGCGGTCACCTGTTTGGCCGACGAAGCGGCCTTCGTCGCGAACGAAGTCGACGTTCCGGCCGGTCATCATCGGCGTGAATGCGGCGAAGGACGTGATTCGCGAACGGCTGCGGCGCGATCCCGAAGACAACGATGGCGTGCTGACTTACCCGGCCGGGTATATGCACTTCCCGACGGACCGCGACATCAACTACTTCGCGCAGCTCATCTCCGAGCG